TGAAACTTTGCCGTGACTATATCCAATCTATAATCATTCAAATCGAATCTAAGCCATGAATAAACTAATTTACGACAACGAAATTGATGAGGTGAATGAAATCGCCTTAATACTTGACGGATTGATTAAACACGAGGATAAGGACAAAATCAATAACCTTATTTCAAAAATCGAATTACTTGATAGTTTGGTGGACCGTTTGAAGGTCATTCAGTCAAGCAAATTAACACACGGGTTTTGTCCGTGTTGTGGCAAAAGAGAAAATTAATAATAAACAAATCTAAAAAACATGGAAACTAAATTTATCAAATTACCTAGTCAGGTTGCAGCACAAATAGAATTGGAAGTTCAAAACACGTTTAACCGCATTCCGTACGTTTCACACGCAATATCAGAACGTCATTGGATGAATGAGTTGCAAGAGCAAAAAGCGATAGCATGGTTTAGGGAGCAAGAACTATTAACACAAATCGAACAACTTAAAAGACAGATTAGATGACACCAAAAGAAAAAGCACAAGAGTTAGTAGATAAAATTTATAATTACACAGTGGATGTTTTTATATTAAGCACATCATTAGAATGTTCTAAACAATGCGCACTAATTGCAGTAAATGAGATAATAACCGCATTGGATGAACATCAATGGCAAAACAGAAATGTGATTGAATTTTATTTTTCTGTTAAACAAGAAATTGAAAAGTTATGAAACAAACAGCAGTAGAATGGTTGGTTAAGGAATTTGATTTGACCTCACAATCTGAAATAATAAAAAATGTAGTTGAACAAGCAGAAGAAATGTTTAAGGATCAGATCATGGATGCTTTTTACGAAGGTATGAATTGCCAGAACTTTGATCCGAATAAAGGGAGGTCAGAAATATACTACGATGAAATGTTTAAAACGAAATAATATGAGAAGTTACAAAAAAGAATTAGAAGTGATTGCAGGCGATTTGTTGAATCAAAACGCTTCTGCAAAAGGTAATGAGAATAAGCCGAACTATTCTAATCGTGATTTTATGAATGCTATAATTATTTTTCAAACGGCATTGATGGATAAAATGTTTGATAATCAAAATTATGATGGTATGGAACTTGATGATCGCATGAAAATGACACAAAGTTGTGGAATGGAATTACGCAAGTTAATACATACCTACACAGGTTTAGACACTCACAAAATCGAGGAGTTTCTTTAGGGTTGCTTGACATTAGGTGCTGTTATAAGCCGTTTTTAATCAAATTGTTATGAACATAAAATTAGATTTAAGTAAATTTTCCCTTCGAGAATTAATCGAAATGAAAAAAGAAGTTGATAAGCATTTGAAATTTAAAATGTTTGAGGATAAAATAAGGATAGACCATTGCGATATTTCAGCACGAGCATACAACTCATTGAATTTTAATGGTATTTTTTATCTTGAAGATTTGGCAAAAATGTCAATAAAAGAGTTTTCAGAATTAAAGAATGTCGGGAAATATACTGTGTCAGAATGTACTGAAATATTAGAAGTTCACGGAATGAATTGGCGTTCTTAAATGGCTTATAACACAAAAGTAAGCATCCGTTATAATTGTGCTTACTGACTGTTATCCGCTGTTTTAATAGCGGAACATATTTTAAACAATTTAAAAACAAATAAGATATGAAAGTAAATCAAATAATATTAGGCGCACCAGCGATACCAGCTTATATGAAGTTTAACGTTGATGGTTATTTATTTGGAAGGAACACTAGGCAATGTCCTAAACCGTTCGAGCATTGGACGGAATTACAATTTATAGCTAAGTCAGGCGGTGTTTACCATGTGATCGGTAACGGTGACAAAGTGTTAATCGTTTCGATTCAGATGAAAGACAACTGTTAAAATTTTAACACCTTAGCAAATTTTTAACGTATTAATTTATTGTTGATTGTGTTGGAATAGGTATATTTGATTAATAAAATAATATGAACAAACCAATGACAAGCGCAAAGCTATTTGACCGAATGCTGGGATGTATTCCAAATGATCCAGAACATGACAATTTGCGCAAAAAGTTATCAATTTGGAATGGGTTAGCGAATCACGTACTATTGGATGAACTAGCTCGTGAATCAATTTATGAAAAGATACTAAACGATTTTATTGAACCGCCTGTAAAAGAATGGGAGATTGAACTGATACAACTATTTATTGGGGATTGGATCGCTTACAATTCCATGATGACAAAGGAACTTAGAAATAAGTTTATTAAACTAGAAAAATTAAAATAATAGTAACAATTAAAAAAAAAACAAAATGTATAAAAAACAAGGTACAATTATCGCAATCGGTGCGATCAAGCAAGTGAGTGACAAATTCAGAAACAGAACCTTTGCCGTAAAGGATGACAGCAACTACCCTCAGTCGATTCAATTTGAATTAATACAGGATAGAGTTGATTTGATCCAACCGTTTCAAATTGGTGACAAAGTTGAGGTTAATTTTGTGGTGAACGGTCGTGAGTGGACTGATCCTAAAATTGGCGAGGTTCGTTATTTTAATTCGCTGGTGGCATTATCTTTGTTAAAGGTGGGCGAATCTACTTATAACAGTTCTGAAAGTCCTCAGCCTAGTTTAAAAGTGGAAAACGAACAAGATTTACCATTTTAATAAATTGGAACAATGACAATAGAACTAATCTTTGCAATCTTAATCCTAGCCGCCTTATTAATTTTGTTGGTCATTGTGTCGCACATGGCTATTGAAACTAAAAAGCGACTGGATGAGGTTTGCAAAGAGGTGGAAAAAATTAAATCTAAAAAAAAATAACAACGAACGATATTTTTACGTACATTGCATAAATATTTGAATTAAGTTGACCGTAGAAGTGCAATATTACAGCCACATTCTCAAGTGTTCACGCTACTTTGATAGGGTGAACTTTCAAGACTTGGCTCAAAATGTTTGTGTTCGGTTAATTGAAAACAGATTAAAAGCAGTAGAAGTAGAGAGAGAGGGTAAAATTAAAGCGTATATTTTTATTATCGCTAAAAATGAATACCTGGCCGAAAGGATTCAAAGCACAATTGATTTAGATTCGATTCAGGTTGTTGATGAATTGGAGTTTGATTATAAAAAGGAACTTGAAGATTTGATAATTGAAAAGAAATTGCCTTTTATTGATCGCCTTTGGGTGGAAGCCTTTTTAAGTAGAGATTTGAATGCGAGCTGGCTTCAAAGTGATTTAAAGATTGGTCGGCATTGTGCCAAAAGAAGATTAAAACACGTAATTGATAAATTGAAATGATAACGAATTTTGTATTAATATTGACCGCACTTTACATTTATGAGCGTGAAGCCATAGCAAGACTATTTAAAACACGTCTGGACTTCAAACCGATTAATTGTGTGTTTTGCCTTAGCTATTGGATTGGATTGGTTTTTGCTTGGTTTCAAATGGAATTGCTATATTTATCCATTCCTTTGATTTACCGAATTATTCAAGTTAAACTTTTAAAATAAATTATGGAAACACAAAACACAGAACCAAAGAAACCAGAAGGCGGTTTTTTCGGCACATTATTAGCTATTACAACCCTAGTATTAGCTGGCTATTTAATCTACCAATCTATTAAACTTTTATCGCTTTAGTCATGGGATTTTTAGAAGATATTAAACCATACATTCCGTACATAGATTTGTATCACAAAGGTCGACAGATGCCATCGTATGAGATTATGTTGAAGATTAGCAAGGTTTACGATCAGTTAAGAAAAGATGAATCTGTGAAGATATACGGATTTCAAAATAACGATATAGCAACGACTGATCTAGGTTGTTCGTCCTGTATTTCGGATATGATGAATAACTTACGTAATTGGATTGTAGAAAAATCAAAAGCGATTGCAAAGCCAACGGTTGAATTTAAAGGTGTGACAATGAAATGGGGTGAATTTAAAAAGTATTGTTCTTCAAAAGGGATCAATATTAAATCAAAGACTAGGGTTGAGTTAATGGCTGAACTTAAAAATTTGTAGGATGATTGATTTAAATATAATGAATTTAGGAATTAGGAAACAGACAAAAACGTGGCATTCTTCAAATAAAGACCCGTATTGGTTTATTCGTGACTATTGGTATTTATTTGATAATTATGAATACCTAGGTGAAAAAAAAGGATGGCACAAATACCGTTATGAGTTTAAATATTTCAAACCGATTTACTTTAATTTTTCCTTTGGACTTATCCAAATTGTCAATTTCTTAAATGATGATGGAACAGTTGTAAAAAAGTTATACAAAAAATCAATGCGAAAAGTTTCGTGTTTGAATGGTAAAGATTTTATTTATTCCAAATGAGCAAACCGTTAACTAATGAAAATGCTAACTCCTAAACAGGAAAAATTTGCGCAGCTTGTTGTAAGTCTTGGGAATCAATCTGAGGCTTACAGACAGGCTTATGCTGTTACAAACAAAGATGCGGATTGGATTAGGATTAAAGCGTCCCAGCTTTGTGCTGAGGATAACATACGGTTAACTATTGACCAACTCAGAGCTGAAACAAAAAAAGCGCACGGCTTGGATCGTGACAAAATTATTCGTTATCATTTGAACATGATCGAAGCATGGGAAGAACTTTGGGTACTTGGTAAGCGAAATGATTTAGAGAAAGACGAAAAACAAAGATTCTATTTATTAAAGGAATTGGTAAAGGGATCGGATTACAGAGGTTCACTAGCTGAAATCAGCAAATTAACAGGAATGTACGAGCCTGACAAAGTTGAAATTAAAGACACAAGCCACACTTCAAATTGGGGGAGCTAATTCTATATAAACCCCATCCGAAGCAATTAGAGATCCACGAAGCTATTGATAGCGATGGAAAGTATTTCATTGTTTCAATCGGTAGGCAGTTCGGTAAAACGATGCTAGGGCAAAATCAAGCCCTAAAATGGTGCGTTGAAAATTCATGGAAAGTAGGTTGGATTTCACCGACTTATAAGCAATGTAAGAAAGTATTTAAAGAAATAGTCAGGGCGTTGGGAAAATGTCCCTTTGTTTCACGGATAAACCACTCCGATCTAATCATTGAATTTAATAACGGCGGTGTGCTTATATTTTATTCAGCGGAAGCCTACGACACTATTCGAGGTGAAACGTTTGACGCTGAGGTGTGCGATGAGTTCGCATTTTATAAATCACAGGCATGGGATGAAGTTCTAAAAGCAACGGTATTAGTTCGTGGAAAAAAGGTTCTTATTATTTCAACTCCACGAGGTAAGAACCAATTTTACCGAATCTTCAACATGGCTAAAGATAACCCTAATTATAAATCATTTTTCGGCACTTCGTATGATAATCCATTTATTGACGTTTCAGAGATCGAGGATGCAAGGCGTTCACTACCTGACCATATCTTCAGACAGGAGTATTTGGCGGAGTTCCTAGACGATGGATCAAGTGTATTCAGGAATATTAACGAATGTATAAAAAAGGGCGGTGAATCGGTTAATTATTATGCTGGTGTGGATTTGGGGCGTGTTGACGATTGGACTGTTTTAACGATAGTTGACCAAGATAATAATGAGGTTTTTTGCGAACGTTGGCGGCATATGGAATGGTCAAGTATCGTTTCAAATATCGTTAAGGTTTTGAATGTTTATAAACCGCTGACTTTGATTGAATCGAACGGGGCTCAAGATGCTATTTTCGAGCAAATAAGGAACGGAATTAGTTTCTCCAAAAACAGATTAGAGCCATTTGTAACGACCTCCCAAACTAAACAGGCGATAGTTGAAAGTTTAATTGTGGGGTTCGAGCAGTTAACGCTCGGTATTATCGGCTTAGATTGGCAGTTAAACGAATTGCAGGTATTCACGTATGAATACAATGTAAAGACTAGGAATATTAAATACAGCGCACCAACGGGGTTGCATGACGATTACGTAATGTCCCGTGCAAT